GCCGTTATATCCTGCACCACCTCCACCACCGCCACCCCAATCAGAACCACCTTTGTTTGGTGTGTAACCTGCACCTGCACCGCCACCACCGCCACCACCAGCAATGACGCTATTATTCGTAATGGTCACAGGACGGTTGACATACAGTGCGTTACCCCCGCCGCCACCGGGATTACCATTAGTTGCCCCAAATTGACCCGGCCCACCAGCGCCGCCCATGCCTTGGATCACGCCGTTATTGGTAATGGTGACTATATCGCCGGGGCTAAATGAGCTTGGCACCAGCATGGCGTATGCGCCCGTTGAAGTGCTGCCTACCTGTACGCCGGGAGAGACTGTCAACGCCACATCGGAAATACCCGCCACATAGCCCGGCGCTGAAGATGCTTGTGTGTACACATCATAGTTATACGTAGGCGACCCAATAGTCAGAGGCACGTTGACGCGTTTTGCCGTGCCATAGAAGTTGTTTGCAGCAATCGTGCCTGATGATGGGATTGTCGCCGTGCTTGTGCTGACCGGCACGAAAGGGCCACCCCGGTAGTACTCGTTTAGACCAATAGGATTCGTGCCACCAAACTCAGTTTGGATGTTGGTAAACGCCAGCGGACCAGACGAGGGCAGCGCCATATTTACACCGTGCCGTAGGCGGTCAGGTTAGCCAGAGCAGTGACATTGCCCAGCGAGTCAATCTTCAAAATATTGGTTGCGCCATTCTTCAGATACAGCACACCACCCACCTCAGTAAAGGTGAAGTTAGTTGTCGCAATTGTCCCCGCACCTGCGGCTACGTTGCCTGTCAGATTACCCGTCACGTTACCTGCCACATTGCCTGTGACATTGCCCGTCAGAGGACCCGCAAAGCTACCACCAGTCACAGCGCCTGTGACGGCCAGAGTGCTGCCCACAGAAGCCGCACCGCCAATCGACAGGTTGCCCGTGATGTGGTTTAGCTGCTCCACCACGTTGGTGCCGTCTGCACGAAGCAAGACTGACTTGCCTGTGGGAATCGCTACACCTGTACCTGCTGCCGTGGTATTACCAAGGACGGTTGAGCAGTAGATCGTTGCCGTATATCCTGATGGGTTGGTAACTAAGTACAGCTTGGTGACCGGGGGAACGTAGACGTTGAATGGGGCGGTAGTCGTTGTAGTCAGGCTAACCGCTGCACACCGCGCTTGGTCTACTGCGCCATTCTGAGCGGTCAGTGCTTGGTTTGCGGAAAGGACTGAGACCGATGCCAAACCCGAGATAGCGTCCTCGATAATGACCCCGAGGTTGTCGTTGGTGATCGTGCCCCACGTACCGGATTTTTCACCGTTGGCAATGAGTTCGATCCGTAGATCGGGGGAGTATGTTGAAGGCAAAGCGTCCTCCGTTTAGTTGCGGGCAAAGCTGCCATGCAGCCGCGCTCTAAGTTCACGAACCGCATCAACTGCGGACTCAAATTTTTTATGATACCCAGCGTATATTTTTTTGCCTTTTACATAGCAATACGCCCCCCAGCGTTGGTTTATGCCGTCCCAGAAAACGCCTTTTTCGCCAGTTTTATTGTTTGATTTTGCCCCCAAGTTGTACATATTTTCTGAATGCGTGGCGGCACGTAAATTTTCTATTCTGTTATTTAGCGGATTACCATCTATGTGGTCGATGCAAGGCGGCACAATGCCATGGTGCATGGCGTATATAATTCGATGCACTTTGTACAGCTTGCAATTAATTGCAACTTGTTTTCTCCCGGTGCTATTCACCGTGCCCGCTATGGTCCCAGCACGAATGCGCCCTTTATTGACGGCCCAATATAACTCCCCGTCACGGTATTCGAACAGTTCACAAAGCGCATCTTTTTCCAACATCGTAGTTCCTTATTAAGCCAGCATGGATTCAGCGTGGGTCTTGGCTTCTGCCACCCGGCGCAGCCACCCTTTACCGAACGTGCCAAACGTAGGCAGACTGCGGTAAAACGCTTCCTTTTCTGCACTGAATTTTGCCACTAATTCACTCTGATTGGCAGCTTTTAATGACTGCATGGTCTTGGGGCCAATCGCGCCGTCAGGCGTGGTACCGATGGCTTTTTGCATCGTCTTGATTGCACGACCGGGACCAGCGTTGACCGCAAAATCAAACATCAGGTAGTCCAGACCATCTGGCAAATCGTCAGCCTTGACCGCATCCCAGTACTTCTTCTTGTACATAGGACCCACTACCTCGGGTGTCAGAGCGCGCATTGTTTTTTCGTCAACAGCATGGCCTACCCACTCTTCCCACACCTTTTTGGTCACGCCCAGATTGGTCATGCCGCCGGGGTCTTTGGGGTGATTTACGAAGCCACCCTCGTGCTTCAGGATGGCCTTGAGCGCCTCATCAAAGTTCTCTTTCATTTCTTTGCCCGCATATCAATGATCTTCTCAAGCGTTCTGCCGCCAAAGTAAAACGACATCACAAGCATTCCCCATTGACCCAGCAGCTCTACGAACGAGTCAGCAATGTCAACCAGCGCAGCGTCAAGAATGGCGAGTGCCATGTAGGCCACCAAGATATATACCAGCGTCAACGGACGGATGTTCTTGGACAACCAGCTATCGCTTGCCATGTCGGCTTTTAGGCGCTCAGTCAGGTTGTTCTGCTCAGACTTGTACAAGTCCGTTTCATTCGCCATCTTGGCAAGCTCACCATCCTGCGCCATCTTGGCAAGTTCTAACTGCGCCTTGGCCTTCTGTTCAGGGTCAGGAATCAGTTTGTCGATCAGTTTGCCGCCGATACCCAGCAGCGCGTCAAGTCCTAGCATGTCAACCTCCTTGTTGGAACATCCACCACATCATCCAGAAGAAAACAAAGACGATGCCCACAATCACAATGCCCGCACCCACCATTTCAATCTTGTCTCTCACCTGCTGCCGCTTACGGCGCTTTTTCATTGCTTCGGCTTTTTCATGCAGCCGCTTTTCCGTTTCCGCTAGGCGCTGGGCTTCTGCTTTCGCTTCCCGGTCGGAACGCAACTTACCCATGCGCTGCCAGAACTCATCCCACATCCCTGCTTCTTGGAAGTGGTAGGTAAAAATATGCTTGATGTCGTCGTAGTACTGTTTGATCTGCCGATCAATAATCATCAGCTCCATGACGTACTCGGCATCAGACACATAGTCCGGCACAGGTTCGCCTTTAGCAACGGCTGCTTCTTGCGCTACCTTGGCCTCTTCAAGCTGACTGCGCTTGGTCTCGTACTTGCCCGCCGCTGAGAAGAACTTGGTGACCCCCGACATCGAATCAGCCAGCGTCTTACCCGACTCCACTGCGCCGTTGATCTCATCAAACGCTTCACGGGCTAAGGTAGCTGCCTCTTTAATACCTGTGACAACCGCCTTAACACCCGCAACTGCTAGTCCAATTGTCAAAGGATCAATCATACCGTATCAATATCATTCCAACTCGTTCCTGTGTTGGTGTTAATCACCGTCCAGCCCGTACCTTGCGGGTTCTGTATAAGTTGCCATCCCGGTAACTGATTGTCGTTGATCAGTTCCCACAAAAGCCGTGCCAACGACTCATCCAGAATAGTCGCACCTTCAGCAATTTGTAAAGTAGTTATGATGTTGCCAACCGCTAACGCTTCGGCTATTGCGGCCTCGTCAATAGTTGCAACCCCGTCCAGTTGGGTGGTCAGCGCATCTGCTGCTGTGGCTGTTTCGTCAATACCACCAAATGCGTCAAGCTGTGTATCGGTCGTATCTGCGCCTGTCGCGGTCTCGTCTACTGCGCCAACTCTTGTGAGCGTAGCGGCTTCGGTATCTGCACCTGTGGCTGTTTCTGCGACGGCTGAAGTAGTTTCTATATTACCTTGCGCGGCGTCTGTGCCCGTCGCTGTTTCTGACACCGCACCTACTCGGGTTAATGCTGTAGCTGTTATATCTGCACCTGTGGCTGTTTCTGAGACTGCCGAAGTAGTTTCTATGTTGCCTTGGAAAGCATCGGCGCCTGTGGCTGTTTCGGCTACAAACAGTTGTAGTGACGCAGTATTGGTGAGTTCGTCTGCGCCTGTGGCTGTTTCAGAAATGGCTCCTACTGCATTTAATTGACTTGCTGTTGTATCAGCACCCGTGGCTGTTTCTGAGACTGAGCCAACCCGAATTAAGAGTAACGTAATAGCATCCGCGCCAGTAGCGGCCTCATCTATACTGACTGCGTACAAAGCGCCAAAAAGCCACCCCGTGTTATTCCCACTATCAACATTGCCGTTTGCTGGGGAAGCATTCCAAGTAGCACCGCCAGTTGCGTTACTGTCTCGTATATCAACATAAGATACGTTTACAGTACCAGAAGACTTAGATAGCGTGAACCGTGTGCCTCCAGTAGAGCTACGGATTGAAACTAAGTTACCAGCAGAACCGGACAAGGTGAAGTTATTTACCGTTGTCGTTGTACTTGCAGGGAACGTTATCTGATTAGCAGTTGGTACTGTTTCTGTAATATCGTTAAACGTATTTGCGCCAGTAATTGTCAGCGTTCCAGCACCGCCTTGGTTCAATGTGCAGTTGTAAGTAGAACCACCGCCCACAAACGTCTTGGCGGTAACAGCAGTCATTGAGATCGTGCCTGTGCCAGTACCTGCTGTAGTGGTGAACCCTGTTGGGTTGGCATTATTCCAAGCGGTTGCACTTGCGGCTGAACAAACTAAAGTTCCACCGTTAAACGTCAAATTCTTTGTACCAGAAGCTGTCGCGGCGGTAGAGGTAGCGGTAAACGTAAAACCTGCTAAATTTATTGTTCCATTGGTTAACCCTAATGTAACAGCTTGCCCCGCATCAACGAGTGTTGTTGTAATTCCGGCTGTGCTAATACTTAGTGTGTTAATTGCTTTGCCCGTATGGGTTAACGTGCCCGTACCTACCATTATAAAATCAGTGCTGGTATAAGTACCCCCAGAGGCTAATGTAAAACCGTGACATTGAATACCTTGTAGGCCGGGATTACAAGTTGACCCGGTAAAGTTAATTTGTCTGAACGAAGAGTTAATGGTAAACGTAGGTGTAGATGCGCCTGATGTCAAATTAAGGTTAAGTCTAGACGCGAACAGGATGGTTCCGGTTGTACCGAAAGCAAATGTCCTTGTAACAGACATTGCTGTTGATATATTTGATGTGCCAGTAAACGTGAAGTTTGTAGCATCTGCCATCGACAGAACTGTTGATCCGGCTGTGGTTGTGGTAAGAACGATTGAGCCAGTAGTTCCAAAATCTATAGAGCGTGTGTTTGTGTTGCTTGAACTAAATATGCCACCGGTTAATGTTTTGTCATTTAAATTAAGTGTTCCGGCTGTTAGCGTTATTGTTGATGCAGACGACGTTGTAAACGCATCTTGAAGTGTCCATGCACCACCAACACCATTAAACGTAACAGCACCACCAAAAGCAACACCGTTTGTTGTTATGGTCTTGCCTGTAGTAGTAGCATTAAATGTCGTTGTACCAGCGTAAGTACGGGTGAAATTTGTCGCAGGAAAAGATAAACTACCGCTAACGGTCAAGCCAATAGCAGCACCTGCTAGGGTCATTGTTCCATCAAGACCGCTGATTGTAATGTCGTTGCAAACCCGTGGTGAGTTTGCCATCGTGACAGTAAACGCAGTAGCTAATATATTTGAGTTAGCATCAAAGAAGACATTATCAGCAGCCGTAGGAACAGAAGCGCCGCCAGCACCGCCAGAGGAAGTAGACCAGTTACCTGTGTTACTGCTACTCCATGTACCTGTGCCACCAACCCAATAGCGATCTGCCATTCATCACTCCACCGGTGGTTCTTGCACTACTTCTTCTTCCGTGGGGACGTATGAAACAACGGCTATCCAGTTGTCTAACCGTTGTTGTTTCATCGCTTGGATTTCTTCGTCAGTAAGTGTGTGGTCATCCGGCAGATGCAAGGCATCGCAGAACTTGCCGTACTGAGTGTCAAAGAAAAAATCAATCTTCATGATTAGGTACCGGTCAAGCTGAAGGTGTAAGTCACATTCAGAGTGTCACCACTTATCACTGAACGAGCGCCGCCAGTAAATGCTTTGGCTGAAAACAACGTGCCTGTGCTGCCGCCTTTGGTGTTGTTGCTGGTTAGAAACGCGCCGTTGATGGTGGTTGTGCCGTTAATAGAGAACACAGCTACCGATGCAGAGTTATCAAGCACCGATGGGTTCGCAGTTGTTGCTGTACCAAATGTTGCTGTCGGACGGTTTGCTTGCGAATAAGTAGTATCTTCAGTCCAACCGGCGTGTGAAGCCATGGTATCGCCACCAACGATTGAAGTCAGAGTGCTAATCAAACCCAGATACCACACAGTCGTCTGCGCAGCGGCATCCAGCGAGGTAGAGACCATGTATTGCAGACCTGTGTTTACCACAAGGTTGGGGCCTTTTTCTTCCCACTTCAGGTTACCGTCTTTGTCGTAGCAAAGAATGTGGAATACGCCGCCAGCATGAACTTGTTCAAATCCTGCGGTGGGTCTGATTACTGCGGCATCAACACTGTCGCCCGCAATTGCTTTTACGTTGTTCATACCTAGCTCCTCAAGGAAAACGAATTAGTGCCGTCGTTGCCGTGTTTGCTGGCATCGTAACGGTATTGCTCACACTGCTAAAAGTTTTATCCGAACCAAAGTCCAATACAGCTACCGACTTGTTGCTGCGAGTCACGTTGTAGATCAACGCCCCACGGGCGGTAAAGTTGGCTCCCGGCCACGACACATTGGCAAAATCTACGTACACCGTGCCGGCGTTGGGGCCAGTCGTTTGTGTACTGATCGTTGCTCCCGTGACCGCAACCCCACCCGCTGTGTAGCCCGTACCGGTAACTTCGTTCGTTGTTGTATACACCGTAGTCAACTGCCCAATATCAGAGAACGCCGTATACAACGCCATCTTCAACGTGTCGGTCGCCAAGTTCTGCCCCGCTTGGAGCATCTCTTGTTTGAAACTGTTCGTCAGACCTTGCTGAATACTCATGGGTTGACCTTAATCTTAGCCTGACCATCACGGTACGCATCACCACGCTCAAGACCTGTACCCAGACGGTTCAACTGAGACAGAGCTTCGTCGTACTTACCTTTGTAAGTCGCCATCATGTCAACTTCGCCCTTCAAGAAGATGTAAGCTTCCA